ATCAATATCAATATATAAGCGATCCATTCTCTGATTAAATCTGATTTGCTTCTCAGTAGTTAACAAAAAGTTAAGATCTTCTAAGTATGTCTTAGTCATTGCATACTGAAGTATTTCCATAGAACCCCAATAATACAAATCATTCAGGAACATTTGATACTTCAAACTGAACATATTGTTTGTGGTGGTATTTGCTCCATCAAAGTGATATATCTTTGTGATTCCAATCACCGCTGGAGGAATCTGCAAATAGTTTCCTGCTTCATTATATGAGAATGTAACTGTGCCTATACCAGAAACATTTGAGCTTGCAGTTGTAGTTGTTACACCGATATTCCCATCCTCTTCTTTTGCTCTACCTCTATCAATATCGTCTTGAGTTACTTTATACTTCAAGAAAGTTTGCATTACACCGTCAAAGTGTCTTTCATGAAAATACTGCAAGGCATCATCGACCAAATCATCAAGTTGCTCATCAGCAACATTAATTTCTAATACTGGAGCTCCTAGTTGCCTTTTACAATAGTTTATTAACTCAGACCTACTTGATGGTTGTGACATTTACTTAAAATAGACCTATTAATAGTATTTATCATGATTTATATATCGCAATCACCCCAGACACCAGTCTCTTGATATTTTAGTTCTTCATACATTTCTCTTCTAGAATCCTCTTGATGAAATACAGACCAGCACCAAGACAGTGCCATTTTTCGTAATTCCTCAATGTCATCACATTCTTCAATCATTGGAATCATATGCTTAAATTGTGGATGACGAGGTGGATTTTTAAAACACTCTTCTTTTAATTGCTCAAAATTTAACATATTTCCATTTAAGATAAGTTCATCATAATCCATCTGTCAACTTTTTTAACATCTCTTTAATATCGTTTATTTCTTCACGTATATTATCAAGATCTATTTTAAAATGGTCTAATCTTTTGTCCTCTTTTATTTTAGAATTTCTTTTTGAAATGTATTCCTTATATTTTTCAGAATTTCTATTTGAAATAGAATTTGTTACATCATCTCTTTCAAAATCACTCATATCATGCTAAAGCTATTACTTTTAAATTTTTAATTTTTGGAACTTGTACTTGATTCTTAGAAGTCATAATAATTTTCACCCTATATGAGATGAAAGAAGACAAACTATCAGCAGTGAACGTATATTCTGAATATCCTGATGACTTACTGATAATTTCATCAGACTTACCATTATTCAAATCCTCATATCCCGAGAATGGAACAAACGTTGGTTCAAATCCTTCAGAATCACTGATTGCATAGAATGCTCTAATATCATTTTCTTCCATCAAATCCGCATCTAGAATAATTTTTAATCCAGTGGCAGGATTATCAATATTCATCTCTTTCGAGATATATTGACATGCAGTTGGATCTGTAAATATTTTATTTACTCTTCCATCCTCAGCATAATCTTCAATTATGTTATTGATACGGTTGGATGTAAGTATCATACTTACCCTTTCAGAATCAATGATTGGTGTAAGTTTTGAATTCGTTGTGCTCAAGAATAATCTTAGGTTTGAAGACTTATTTCCTATATTTGCAGATAGTTTATTATCCTCATTTACTTTTGAGCATATGATTCTTGGAGATTTGAGATAGTTTGGTTTATTGATTGAAATCTCTTCAAATCCAGTATTTATAAATGGAACTTCATCTCCACTTTGCGACTGCCCGGTTGTAGTTCTCAATTGTGCCGATATGCTCGTTCCCTCAATACTCAAATTATGAATGTTAGGGGTTACAATCTCGAATGGAATATTTTGAGTTGCTTTTGATAAATATCCTCCACATGTTTTTGTTTTATTTGCATGTAATTTCTGGAATCCAACATCATTGCTTCTATCATCATTATTTTGGTTGAAAACTTCTTCAGTATTCAACTTAATATGGTATGAATCAAATGTTATTGGATCATCAACCTCAACATCTGAGAAGTTGTGAATTTTATTAACTCTTAGCAAGTTTACTCCATTAATCTCATACTTATAGACAGGTGTTCCTGATGGGTATGATTTGGAGAGGGTATTGTTAACACCTCTCAAGATGCCACCAACTTGAGTGTCAGATACCTGATTATATTCAATGATTTCATCTTCAATCAACAGGAATCCTGTATTTGTGGTTCCAACTCCAACGTTTTCAAAAGTTGAAAACTCTGAAGTATCATCTATTGATATTGGAGAAGTTGATTCTGAATCATATGCTAATGTCAGCTTGGTTGGTCTAACATCAGAAGAAACTCCAAATAACTCTACCCTATTGTCACTTGAGTGCATACCGTGATTCTGGTGATTTATCTTGATGTGCAATCCATCAGAGTCAGTTACAATATTGCTGATATAAACTGGACCTTCACTATTATCTTTCATGTCTGAAGACACTCCAGTTGTTCTCTTGTATTGAAGTTTATTGTCTGATTGGTTGATTACGAAATCTCCTTGGACATTGTCAAACACCAACTCACTAGTCTCTCCAACAGTAGCAACAGTAAGTCTTGCACCAGATCCAGAACCAGTAGTAGTTATTCCCAACACATCACCAACATTATATCCAGATCCACCGTCAGAAATTGTTGCACCAGTGATTTCTCCTGCAGAAAGTGTCACGTCTGCTTTTGCACCTCTACCATTACCAGTAATTGTAGTCAAATTAATGTCATCAAATGTAGTTGCACTTGCATCATACCCGGATCCAGCATCTGTTATGCTCAATGTACCAGTAGCTGTTGCCGCCGTACCTACCAGTGTTGCTGCTGCATTGGTTTTGTCTTGATAATAGACAACTCCTGGTGATAAAGCATAACTATCCATATCTGCAGAAGAACCTACTACAGTTGACAACCCAGCTCGTATTTTCTTTGCTTTGAATGATAAAGAATCTGGCATCAACTTAGCAATCTGACAATTTTGTGCAGAAAGTTGAGAATTGTAGAATTCAACTGTTCCAGAATCTAAGAAATCTGCTCTATACATTGTAAACTTCAAATTCTCTGAAGAATTTGCTTCCCAGTCAGAAGTATTTTGTGATTTGAAAAGTGGTCCAAGATATGAGTGATTTGATATATACGAATCTGAAATTATATCAAACTCACCAATTTTAGAAACAAATACACTGTACTTTGTTGAATTTGATTTCAAACAGATTGCATACTCAGAGTTGCCTCCTTCCAAATACACCGGAGATTTAAATTCAAATGAAGTTGCTATAGATCCATCCGCAGAAGTTTGAACATCTTCTGGGTTTATTGCAACTCTAGTTCCAGGTATAATCTTTTCTGATGGGACACCATTCTTCATGGGTCTTACTTGCATTTCAACAGGAATACTATTCGCATCTTTTGTTCTAAAGAAAACATCGCATCGAGTTATAAAAATTCCAGTTTCATCCTCTACTTTAAATGATTGTGCAAGAGGATCGTACCATGCAATAGTTTTTTCTTGAGAAGAACTTGTTGATGATCCCGATACGAGTTCGGTATCAATAGCATCTCTAACAGAAGATAATTCAAATTCTGGTCTTTCTTGAACAAGTGGTGATCGAACAGATACTATATTATCATTAACAGTTTCAATTATTCCTGAAGATGTAAATGTTCTCTCTGCTCTTGATGTTATATCATTTGTATCATTACTTTCACTACTAGTCAAAGTAAATGTTTTTTCTCCAGATTCAAAGTTTGGATTTGAAATTCTTGTAGAATCTGGAATATAGAAACTACCCAGTAGGCAGGATGCTGAATCTGACAATAATCTTATATTAGTTACAACTGCCTGTGCCCCACTATCTCTACCTGAAAGTGTCATTCCAACTTCGACTAATCCATAGTAAGAAGATTCGGATTCACTTGATAGTGATAATGTATCTACATTTAATACTGTTGAAGTTGCCGAATATATTTCAGGTAGCTGTGTGTTATTATATGGATTTTCGTCATATACTTTTACTGGAGAGTTGTATGGACCTTCTTTATGGTTCAATTGTGCCAATCTGAAAATTATACATGAAGTTTCTCTAGTCTTTTGATCCAAACCACTGGCAATCACTTTTCCTTCTACTGTTTCACCAGACTGAAAAACTCCTTCAATCATAGAAATTTCAAGTAACTTTGGTATGCAGTAATTTGTCACTTCTTTTCCATCAAAGAATGCATACATTCTTGTATTTGGTTTTATATTTTTAGATTCGAAGTGAATATTTGTTGATTTTGATTTCAAATCAATCTTATTCAAAACCTTTCCTTGAATTGATATTCCATCAATATTAGAATTGTCAATACCAATCCAATTCTTTTGCCATGAATTCCAAACAGTTGGTTCAAAACCAACCTGCATATCTACTTCTTTATCTTTTCTGACATCAATCCAATCATCAGATCTTGGTTTGAGATCCAACATGCCCTGCCAAAAACTAACAGTGAATGGAGTAACGTTTTCGGTTCTTGTCGCAAAAGTTTGAGATAAACACTCGATTTCTGAATAATCTAGGGTTATTAAGTTATCACTTCTTTGTATATTTACACCCTCTGCACTTGAGAAGTATAAATCATCTCCTGGAGCAATCTGATCTACTGGTCCGGGAATCATTCCTATAGATGTAGTATAGTGTTTTGGTCTTAATTCATTGTTTGACTCATCTATACTATTGTTGATATAGACAGAAGTATCTTGTGATTTTGTTGTTGCAAAATCATCTACAAAGAATCCAGATTTAAATCTATCATTAGAATTTTGATCTCCTATGAACATATTCGCAGTAGATGTTTCAAGAAGTGATAACTTTGTTTCCTTCTCTAATTTTGACAATCTATCACTAATATGCTTAACATCTTTCATAGTATATCTCTTATTTTCCGATGTTAAGATGCTTGCGTCTTTAGTATCGTAGAGATATGGTGGAAGATTAATAGTTGCTATTTCTAAAGTTCCATCTACTTGATCTGGTTTTTCGGGAATATCTGATGGAACACCATATTTAACTTGAAATCTTCCAGATTTTGTTAAGAATATGCTATCAATTCTTCCTCTGTGGTAAGAAAAATCTAAATCTATTGGTTCACCTGATGCCAAAATATTTTTGGATGTGTTTCCTTGCTGTAGAAATCTCCTTCCCATAAACTCTAGAGGAGAGCGATCTGCTACTTGAGTAAAATTGGAAACTCTTGGTCTGATATCGATAATATCAGTATTTCTGATTCCACCGATAGATGGAATCTCACTACTATAATCAAAATTTGAATATGAATTTACTGTTGTTATATCTCCACCATCAGTAGCATCATAAGATGCATGTGAAAAGTAAACTTTTAATTTTCTTGTCGGCTCTTCTACATCACTTTTTCTAGTTATTGTCGAATAATCATAAAATGTATTTTTTTGTCCACTAGAGAATGTATAATTTGATGTAATATCAAAACTTGGTGATTCTATTGAAGTTATATTTGCTGAGTGCTCAGATTGCTCTAGTGTAATAGATTCTCCGACCTTAAATTTATTCTCGTTTTTATATAAGATTGAGATTTCTTCTGCAGCATTTTTTTCAGCTAATATTGCAACAGCACCACTTATCTGTCCAACGATTCTTTCTCCAATAATAAACTCAGATGTTGTTGATGAACTAGAGTTAATTGTGGATAGAAATAGTTTTGGTGAACTGGGATCGTCTACATCTGTTGATTCAAATATGCCATGAATAGAAATAGCGTCTGGTGTATTCAATGAAATGATTTCATCTTGAACTCTGGTTCCGAATGCATATCCATTAGTGCCATAGTTTAATCCATCATTTAATGTTGTAATTCCAATTCCAGATGATGGCAACTTTGAATTGTTGATAATTATTGAACTTACTTTATTGTTTATTTTTTCTTTCGCTGATGGTGAAGATTTTTTCAAAGAAGCCATTAATGTGGCTCCAGTATCATCTGCACCTAAATTGACTATGGTTAGTGTTTTTGAATCAATAGATAATTGAACTTTGCTAAAATCCAACTCTTCAATACTGCCATCAGATCTAATCAATGAGTATCTCGATGGAGAAAACTGCATGAACTCTTCTCCAATATCAGCACTTGGAGTAGTATTTGTTGTTATTCTATTATTTGCTATATTTACAATAAATTTCTTTCTAATAGAAATATTAGAATTATTTAAATTTATATTCGATATATTTGTTTTGGGGAGTTTTGTAAATAGGGATTTGTCGGATGATTTGTCTAGATTTGTCTTCAGAATAGATAAGTCAACTACATCAATATTTGATGTCGGTAGAGATCCATCAAAAACTCCAGTTACAGATGTAATTGAAGAAATTTCAATTGAATTTTCTGATACTTGTGTAACTTTAGCTGCTCTCTTTTGAGAAGAGATTGTATATTGAAGTAAATCATTTACGTATATATTTTTGGGGAATCCTTCCTCTGAACTAGTAATAGTGCTTGTTCCTGAAGATTCTGCTGTTATAGATGCTTTACCTATCACTTTAGGGGACTGAATTGTATCGCAACTGAAATCGACATCTCCATTCTCATCTGTTGAGAATATTGACTTCACATTAGATACACCAAAGTTGTCGATAGATACAATTTCCCTACTAGATTCTAATCCATCAAATGACAGAGTTTCATTTTTTACAAAGGTTCCTTTTTTATCATAAACTGTAATAGAAGTGCTGTCTGTCACACTATTTTTTAGGAATGCAGTTGCTCCGCTATTTTTGCCCTTTATAAATGTTGGTGTACTTAAGGTTACTGCAGAATTGAGGGTAAGAGTGGAGAATATATTCAAATCATATAGTGATATAGACCACTCATTTATATCTTTGTTAGAATTATAGTTTGATTTTAGTTTGAAATCATAAACTCTGGCAACTCCAATCTCATCTCCAGATAAAGTTGTGGATGCTGCACCAACCCTATCAGATCTAAGACTAACATAATAAGATGTGCCAATACCAATATTTGGTGCGCCATAAAGTCTATTTACTGATAATGTACTACCAGTGTTAAATGATAATGACTGATTTTCTAAACTTTTTGTTACCCTTGGTTTTTGCACATCAATCATTACTGGAGATGTTGTCTCCACTTCATATCCACGAACATATGCCTTTCCCGTGGATATCTTATATACAGATAAATTATCAGAAGGTATTCCTCCACTAGGAGTAAATTGTGATTCTGTGAATAATCCTTTATTGCCTACTTTATCATTTAATGAATTTTCTAAAGAAACCTCAAATGGTTTTATATAGTAACTTCCTGAATCAGAAAAACTTCTATCAGATAAACTATCAGATATATTCTTCTTTAAATTGGAGTTGGAAGAAGAAGAACTTTTATTTACCTTTAGAACTCCATCTTCAATTACTGCTAACTCAATAAAATTTGTATCGTCTAGGTCACTTAATGGTTTTTTAAATAAACTTACAGATAATTTTAATCTATCTGCACCTGGTGCAGAGTAATTGTTATACCCCTGAGAATTATCATTTAGAGATTCGTCTATATCTGCTGTTATAACTTCTTCACTAATGAATAATCCAACTCTATAGTTTGGAGTGTTTGTATATTGATCTAAAATTAAATATTCCTTTTCAACTTCAACAAAATTTCCTCTTATAAAATAGACTCCACTATCAATTTGAAATACAGAACCAGTTGCGGTAGAATCCTCGGAAAAAGTTGTTGCAAACGGAGTTCCTTCTTGAATAAATGGATTGCCAATAAGAGTTGATGCAATCAGTTTATTGCAAACCAATTCCTCACTATCTAAAAAGGTTTGCGTCGTATTGTTTTGAGTACTTGAGCTGAGATAATTTATATAAAGAGTTATATTTCCTACCTCTGAGTCTTCTTGAGGAAGAACAAAATCAACATAAGCAGATACTCCAGATGTTTGACCAGTAATTTTCGTGCCAACAAGTTGGTCTGCATATGCAGAAACTGGTATTCCCAAGTGAGTATTATTTAATTGCACACAGTAATATAATTGAGAATATCCTGTATTCCCTGGAATTACTTTAGATCCCTCTTTGAAAAAATGTTGGCCAAATTTTTCAATCTGATCTTGAAGTATTGTTTGTAGAGTTGTTAACTCTCTAGCCTGTACTGGATAACCTGGTTTAAATAATACTCGATGGTAATCATTATTTGAATCAAAATCATCAAAGTATGGCTCTACGTTTAGATTAGTTTGCTGTGGCATAACTCTTTAGAATTGCAAAATTACCTTTATGTCTTCTTTTTGATTTTGTGATCTAGTAATAGATGGTCGATTATCTACATAGATGATATTTCCAGAATATTTTTTCACCTCTGGAGATGATAAACCATTAAAAAATTCTTGGCCAAGGTAATAGGTTCTATTATTTATTGACGTTGAAACACCGGAAAATGCAGAATCTATTTCCAAATTTTGACCGGAAGATGGAGTAATAGTTAAACTTCCACCAGACTCTGGAAGACTTGTAAACTCTAATGACTCAAATCCAAATTCTGGATTTACTACAGGATCTCCAGATGTAGTAAATCCAGAGGATGTTCTATCCTGCCAATATTTTAAAACTCCAGTAACTTGATCATAATTAATTACTTTACCAACAGCAGTTAAACCAGTCCCAACTGTTTGAGTTACAATAGAATCTGATGTAAAAGATGCAGAACTATAACCAATACCTGTAAGCTTAAGTGCGTATACGGCACTTGCCTTATCCAAACTCAATATAGAATTATCAGTCTGCTTTGGATTTTCTACAATTCCTACTCTAGCTATTTGATTTCCAGTTACAAAATCTGGGTTTGAAGAATCATTGTCAATTCTAGAATATAAGAGTACGTTATACGCTCCAAGTTCTCTGTAAATATCTGCACCATGTCCTCCTTGTGGAGACATGATTACATCAAACTCTGGATTGACCGTTCCCTCAGGAACTAGTCCTGCACTTAAATCAACAGTTCCAAAAGTATAATTTGATCCCTGATTCGAAATAGTTATCGACTCCACCCTTCTATCATTATTTGTAATAATAGTACACTCAGCACCTTCTCCGTCACCTTTAATTGGAACTCTAGTATACTCCGTTCCTCCTATGGGACCAACTCCTTCCCCACGATTTAAAATAACAGCTGTTTTTATTGAACCATCAACGGCATTATCTCTAACAGATGCATTATCTACACTAGTGCCCCAATCATCGGGAACTGGGATAAAATCTGTAGACTCAAATTTAATAATATCGTTTGGTTTAATACTGTAAAGATATTTCCAAATATAACCATCACCACTACTTCCAGCAGCTCTTGGTTCTAAATCCTTGAACAGTGGCTCATCTAATGAGGGTTTTCCGTTTGGATTATCTGGACTCGTTCCATTTTGCAAACAAATATAAACACTATATTCACTGTTTATAACGTAAAACGATGATGTATATAAGTTAGTTGCACCAGAAATTTTAGCAGTATTTGATCTGCTATAATCATGTCTATACATATCATAGGTTGTTCCAGAATTCCACAATCTTCTTATAACAACCTGTCTCACGTCTGAAGAGTTTATTTTCTTCAAAGCAATCATAGTATCCCAATAATTATTTTCTTCATCAAAACTATCTTTTGGTGAAGGTGGGCTTACATTCCAGTCTGACTGAAAATCAGTAGCATTTGGGAGACCAATAAATGAATAATATGAATTATCTGAAGACTTTACTTCGTTTACAAAATTCTTTGCATTTAAAATTCTAATTTGATCTGTAATTATTGCAGCCATTAGACAAAGTTTTTTTATTTATTTATTATACTAATCGACAGGTTTTTTAGAAGGTATACTTAAAGTAGTCGATGTCTTTTTCAAAAAGTTTTTCCACAACTTTTTTGTTGTAATCAGAGTAAACTTCTTTGTATTTATCTGCCTTGTTTACTCTATTCAAATACTGGTTTTTAATGCATATCTTCCCGTCGGTCTCCTCCTTAATTCTAGTTATAGCCTTATCTATCTCTTCTACCTTATAAATGTAATCGGCAATTATCTTTCCTTCACGGTCCTCAAACCAATCTAACTGACACTTTGTTTTCAATGGGTGTATACAAGTATCACTAGAAAAACTAAGTCTATCTATAAACATAGAAAATGACATTTTTTCTTTACATCCCAATCCCTCTTTACGAGTATATAAAGAATATACTCTTGCCCAAGGATTTCTTACTGATCCAAACTTATACATGTCATTGAACATTTTCTGTGAAGACATCCAAATATCTTCGTCTGATGAGTGAAAATCTGCTGTTGGATAACTTGAATTTGTGCCAAGATTGCACCTAAGGAGATATGGATATATTATATCTCTTAGTTGGTTTAAAGTTAGGTGTGGATTTGGTATAAAATTTTTACCTCCACTTGCCAATTGATCCCTAATCGATGTTGTGCCTGTCTTAGGGATCGCCACAAAAATACAATTCAAATGTATATTGATCGCTTCATTTATACTGTTAAATTCTTTACAAGAAAACTTCATAATATAACATTTATTAATATTTATTGCAAATAATTACTATATTGTAGAGGAATAGATCTCCTTATTACTGTAGATGAAGATATACCGACATATCCATTTAAGGATGATGGATCATATGTATTTTGTTTTGTTCTTTCTTTCAAAATAATTTTGCCCCAACTAAAAGACCCAAGATATCCTGAAGAAACTAAATCACCTGGATATACGGTTGGTGCTGTAGCATTATCAAAACGATTTATTCTGCAAGAAACTCTCTTAAGTGTAGTTTGAACACCATCAATATTTCTAGAAATTATTTCCGCATCTTCTACAAAAAATGTAGAATCGATAAAGCTTGTAGTCATACCAACTATATTAAAGTTAGTATCATATGAAATCAAAGGAACTAAGTCTGGTTCTGGAGTTATTAATGATGAACTTATTGTAAAATAATCTCCTGAAGATAATTGACTGACAGTAACTGCTGTTCCAACTAAAGACTCATCTCTCATAATCGAATCATCTGGTATTTGCAAATCAAATATCATTCTATTATGTGGATCAGTTGTTACAGCGAACCCAACAACAACACCAAAATCTCCAGAATATTGTTCAACCTTACAATCCTCAGTTTTTACTTCAGTTTGTGATATAAGAGTTATTTCATTTTGGAATGATGTGTCTTTATCATTCTCACTGACGTTGTCAAATGCCGGTCTCAATGTATCAACATAAATTACAGTTTGACCAATACCGACAGGATTTGTCAAATATGATATTGGATTTATAGAAGGCTCATAAAGTTCTCTATCTTTACTAACCTCTTCATCATTAATTATTTTATCTTCAGTTTGTTTAGTCCATATTACTGGTCTTAATAAATCTTCATTGCTGACATTTCCTGGTCCAAAATATGCATTGGTGGTAATAATATTTGTTGACTCTACACTTTCAGCAATTCTTGTGTCTTCCTTTAGGTGGGAATCTTGACCAACAGATGGGTCATTTATTATTTGAACCTCATCTCCCCTCTTAACAGTTTCAATAATATTTCTCTTTATAACGTCAATATTCCCACTTCCTCTATAGAATAAAATCTCTACAGTATCTCCAAGTTCTAGAGGCTCTGTAAATGTAATGAGACTTCCTCCAGAGAATATGTATCCCTCTCCAGGTATTTGCAGAACATTATTTACAAATACAATCAATACATTCTGAACATCAACACTAGATCCTTCACCAGATATAATTGATTGAGATACATTAGATTTTGTTAATGGGAAAATTTTTCTAGTTCCATCAATAAACTTTTCAATATTATCCAATAACACCAATTCTCCTATTGACCATGCACTAAACTTATCTGTGATAGTTCTATCAACTGTTATGGTAAATTCTTGGAATCCTGTCACAGTAGGTATGCCAACAGAAGATCCAGATGGCAATGTCAATACTTCGCCAATTTCATATCCATATCCAGAATCATTTCCAACAATAATATCAGCAACTGCACCTGTCCCTATACCAGATCCAGAAGATGTTGAAGAGTATACTAATGGAATATTGTTATAACTCAATGGAGCATCTATAATAATGTTTGGTGGAGTTGTAGAAGTGTAACCACTACCTGGATTAGTAACAACATAATCGGTTACATGTCCATCTAATACGTTTGCACTTCCAATTACTTCAATATCATTAAAGTCATTATATACAGATACATTGACTGTTTGTATTCCAGATCTGTAACCAGATCCAGTATTTCCAACAGAAATAGATTCTATTGTTCCATCAGAAGCAATTCCAGCAGAACCTCCGGCAGTGACTAATGGTTGATAACCAAATCCCTGTGATGAACCAACAGAAATTATAGATCCACCTCTTGGAATTGATATCGTATTGTCTCCAGAATCATCAAATGTGATCGTAGATATTCCCAAATTTTGATCGAGAGTATAGTTTACAGAATCTGGATATTGGAATATATCATTAATTAGAAGAATTGGATTTGGAATATCACTTACATTAGACGAATCATGTTTTAAAGTGAACTGATTGTTTATAGTATTGAATTGATGTGAGATATCATCAAATACATAATTCTTACTATATGTTTCCTCAGATGTATTTGGAATTCCAGATCTTAAGAATACTCTACCATTGAAATTTGAACTTGTAGATATTCCTGCCCAATCTCTGTCTTCTGGATCATTTGTTGGAGAACCTATGGGAACTCTTCCATATGGAGCTTCGGCAAAGTTAATCTTATTATCGACAATATTATAATTTCCACCCACTTTCTTAATATCTGCACCAGATGTGTGTGAATAAATTCCGGTACCTAATTGAGATCTTCTGACACGAACAGCATTTGTTGTTCCAACCCCAATACTGTCAACCAACATAACCTCATCATTTATCTGAATTAATTCTCCTCCAAATAATCCACTTACGTCATTTACAAGAATTTTATCATCAGTTATGAGCATATCTCTTACACTAGTTTTATTCAATGTTGTTGAGAATATTGGCGATTGAATAACATTATCAATTGTAACTAAAACTTTAGAATTTTGATTGTTAGCTGTCAATTTATGGTCAGAACCAATACCCACGTTTGCGAATCTAATAAACTCTGGAGTTCCTTTTAACGCATTCTCTGGGGTAGAAGCTAATTTTATAACATTGTTTGTGACTTTAATTGCAAATACACTAGATGGCAATCTATTAGTTACACCAATACCAACAAAATCTGTCGGTTCAATTTCTATAGACTCAAATACACTATTACTTTCTCCTGAAGCATTTGGATTATATGTTAGCGATTCTCCAGTAACAAAGAAATGATTTTGTAAGTTTATACTATGATTAGATACATCAATTACGGAGGGATCTTCACCACTGAATGTGTTCTCAAAAATAGGAGATCCTCCATTTGTCATATTAAATGATTTTTTGATATCAGCATGAGTTCCTTCATATGAACCAGAAAAACTACTAATTAATCCATCAACTGCATCCAAGTTAGTTTTACTCTCATCTGAGATGTTTATTGCAGTCATGAAAACATTTGCATGAACGTCAATATTTTGAATTGGTGTAAAAATTAATTGAGTTTTATAAGAAGTATCAAATATTATTCTAGAACTTATTGTTCCAATAGTTTCTCCATTAGATATGATTCCGTATTGAGTTTGATATGTGTCATATGTTGGCACTTCCTCTTGATAGGTATCCACCAGTATTATTTCGGAAAATTCTACAGTATTGTTTGTAGTATCTGAAATCTGAACTATGAAATATGCTGCATCATATCCGTCTGAAGATTGATACTCAGCAATAACTTCTGATTGTGGAGATGCAGATGCTGCGATTGTTGTTGTTTTTGATTCTACTCTACCAAACTTCAAATCTGAAAATCCATTATCAGTTGAGCTAAAATCTTTTAATGCAATTACAAGAGAATTGGCAACACCAGAATTTATAGTAATATTTTGATTTGGTGTAAAATCTATTTTTATTTTAGAATCTTCCGTATACGCACGATATGTCCCAAATCCAACAGAACTAGTTACCTGAAGGTCTGTTGATATCTTTGTGCTTTCTAAAATATGAATATCCGAACCTATCTTAACGATATTCATTTCAGTAACTTCAAATTCTTGATTTTCACTTGGATCTGGATCAATTTCCACAAGAATTTTAAATGAAGTATAGGTGTCATCTATTTCAAAGATGGTAGTTGCTTCTCCTTCTTCAATACTCTCTGTAGAAGTCGTCAATAATGCTCCACCGATCTCACCAGTACCTGTTGATTGAAGTGTTTCATCTAAATTGAACGAAACTGCTGTTATATCATAATTGTTTATCTCAGTTTTGTTTGGATAAAATAGTAAAAGTCCCCTATCACCAAAAACTGCATAATCAAAAGATCCCAAATCGTATGCAGTTTCAACTCTTGCATATTGATTCATATATGCATCAGAACCATCATGCAAAAGGTCTACGACCATCAATTGCCTCTGTTGTGTGAATCTTTTATCTTTTACATATGTTAAATATTTCCCAAATCTTCTTTCTGAAAATACAAATGGTGCTATCTCACTAAACTCATCTGCTCTTGGATTACTATTAAATTCTTCAGATATATTGTCAATTTCTAATACTCTATTTCCAACTGATTCAAAATAATCTCCTAAGATTTTACTATTAAATACTATCTTCGTAGAAGCACCGTCTATATTATTTTCAGATGCCAAATCAAAGTCAAATACAGAATTCAAATTGCACTTGCCAATTAAATTATTAATTTGTTCAAATGTTCCTGTAGATAGACCGACAATCATAGAGTTTGGGTTTTCTACAAAAGACTCTAATTGATAATCTGAGAATTTCTTAAATCCTGTCGTATGTGCTAGAGGAGATACATCATCATTCCAAGTATCATAATCTACTCTTGATCTAACAGAGTATGAAAACTTTTGGTAGTAGTCACTATCTTGAATTTTTTGCAGATTATTGTTTAAAAATCCAGATTCCGTTTTCGAGCTTGTTTTAACACTTAAAGAAGAGTTTAAAGGTAAATATGGACTTATTCTAATAGACTCTGTAACTATCCCTTCAGCTTTGGATGAAATTCCTTTAACTGAAGATCCAACCTCATAGTCATCACTTGATGATATGTGCATAACACCCGTTTCCGAGTCCCAATACTCAATAGTTCCGGAGTGATCCTTTCCTCTTATATTCTCATGTAATTTATAGGTTTCTTTTGTTAAAAAATCACTTTTCCTAAGTGTAGTGGAAAATACTGGAAAATATGACTCTGGTATTAATTTTCCAAAAGATCTAGTTTCATCGAATTGCCCAATAGTATCGCCAATTTCTATAAGATCAGATATATTATATGTTACTGATCCATATAAACTAGATCCAATATTTTCTACTGTAGATATTGCTTCAAATAAAGTATAATTATAATCTTTGGAGTTGAATCCACGTCCAGCAGTTTTATTAATTATATTTTCTATTAAAAATTTATCTCCAACTTTTACTGGAAAAGATTCGGTGTCACTATACTGAACATTTAAAGAAACTGTAACATCATTAGTTGCTTCATTATATGATATTGTACTAATTCCAACTCCATTGCTATTTTGTGTCGGAATTATTATTGGTTCAGAATTGCTAAGTCTGGTTGTATTTTTCAATACCTCTATAGAAGAATTTTCCAAGTCATAATTTAAATCTACGTCATCAATAATTTCATTTCTGGTAGAATCTTTGACGATCAACTTAGGAGCAACTAAGTAAGGTTTTCCATTTGATGAAATTGATATTGAGTCAATGGTGTATAGTGGATCAACCTTTAATATTTGAGTTAAACATGCAGTTGGTCTAAGAGTCTCATCAGAAGGATAACTTTTCTTTACACTTGAAATCCTTACACTATTGACTTTTCCAATAGAATTGCTGAATGGTTCTAAAACAGCATTTTCACCAAGCTGACTATCTATTGATGAAATTTTAGGAAGTTTTCTATAATTTTTCCCTTTGTTGGATACAAAAATTTTAGAAATTGGTCCAGAAGCTGTTAATGAAGTTGTCGCATAGTTTATATCAGAAATATCTGGATCATAACTTGCACTCTCTACAATTTTTTTAGTATTGAATTTGAATGATTTTTCTGACAATACCTCTACATTATAAACTCCATTATAATTACTATCCTTGACAATTATCGAAGAAGAATCTAATAATTCATCGTCTACAAAAAGTTCAAGTTTAGATTCTGGAGGAATATTCTCAATTATTGGATCAAGTCTATAATATAAAAATTTGGGTGTTTCATCGCTTATCGATAACGTCACTTTGGCATCAGAATCTATTCCTGGTCTTCCTACTTTACTTGTATTCAAAATAGATTCCTGCCAAATCATTTCATAATCTCTATCAAGATAGAAATTAAGTTCAAATGCAGAATATCTTACAGATTGTCTTAAATATGAAAGAGATGGATCTGATAAATCAAATATTAATGTAGAATCTTTGTAAATACTTAATTTTGGATTTACAGATCCAATCTCGCCAGAAGAAGATGTTAAAATACTTACAATTTTGTGAGATAATGAATTATTATAAGTATCTGATAATTTTATAGTATCACTATCAACAAATACTACATAATAAATCTGGTTATTCAACAATCCATCAGAAGGATTTGGTGAGGTATATATGATTTTATCACCTGTGGATAATCCATGATTTGAAATTGTAATAGAACTCATCTGAGTGTCTACATCTCCTTGATCGAATGACTTTTTATCCAAAATCATTCTTCTAGTATCATCATTATATGAAATAATATGTGTAAATGATTCTTTTGGATTTATAGAAAGAACAATCTCATCTTCTGTTAATAACTCGTGATTTTCTACAGTATCAGTGTAAATTTCATTTTTTGAGATATTTCCGATCAAAGTGTCATATGTTGTCTCAAAACTATGATAGACCCCAGTTCCAATATCATTGAAAAA